TGAGGTAACCAAAAATGGTTTACCTGCATTTGCCGCTGTTGTTCCTGGTGCTGTACCAGTACCTGCCCCGTTTTGCTTATCCTGGGCAGTTGCAACAAATATCATTGGTACGGTGCCTGGTTCCGCTGGGGTGTAAAAACTTTCGTCAATTACTTTAACCTCAACACCTGGTGATGATAATGCCATAATGTTTCTCCTTAATAAAAGTGTTCGTAGTATTTATGCGTATTGAAATTAAAATGCTTATAATACCACCAGAAAAAGGGACCAAAAAGGTGTGGTAAATACAGCATGAGACCTTTATGTGATTGTAAACTTAGACCGGCGGCTATAAACTATAAAAAGAATGGCCGGACTTACTATAGAAAGAAATGTGAAGCGTGTCTGCGTAATGGATCAAAGCACGGAGTACCTAAATGGAAACAGAGAGGGTATATCAAAAAAGATAGTTGTGAAAAGTGCGGATTCAAAAGCAAACACACTGAACAGTTTAATGTATATCACATAGATGGTGATTTAGATAATTGCAGTATTTTGAATCTTAAAACTATATGTGCAAATTGTCAACGTCTTATGCAGAAACAAGGTGTTCGTTGGAAGCAAGGAGACCTTTTACCTGACTTCTAAGTTCATCTATTCCTAAGTCATTATATATAATGTGGTTAAAGTCTACTTTAGCCCAACGCCATTCAGATTCGTGTACATCTTTAGGTTCGACACCAATATCTTGATACATACGCATCCATACAGGATCTTGCCCACGTCTTACACGCCATACTTCACCATGTATACTTTTTATCATGTTTGCTTCATTTGGAAAACGTACATCTGGAATTACAAAGTTTTTATTAGGATATTTGACTAGTTCTTGCTTCACTAAACTTACCCAAATTCCGTCATCAAATCCATGGCGCATACAATCTGTGCCAAATTCTTGTAACACTAATCTAGGAGTAATTGTCCTGCCTGTTTCTCTAGTCCAAAAGTCATCTTGTGTTTCTCGCCATTCTCTGCTTTCTACAGTATCTCCTTCAAGCATAGCACGATCCCAGTTGAATACTGTTGCTACACCATCTTTTAATTTATCAGCAAAACTTAGTTTAGTAAATCCGTAATCATCAACTAAAATATCTCCTACTGTTCCTTTGCCACAGCCTATTAAGCCGCATATTCCTATTATCATAATTTAAGTTCCGATGTACCACCGCCCACAGTCCCCCTAGCAAAGAAATTAAATGCCAAACTGTAGCGTGGAGTTGTTGTTAGATTTGGGGTAACCATATGCTCCAAATGACTTGGAAACATTACTAAGTCGCCAGACTTAGGTGATATGTAAAATTCGTTTGTATTATATTGTGTAGGTTCTTTGAAAGATACTCTTACAGTATCGTGAAATAAATTGTAATAAAGATGTGATTTTTGAAATACTATATCTCCTGCACCTGGTTCATTTTGTATATAATACACTCCACTGATCATAGCATTACTATGCCAGTGTAATGTGTTTTGTTCATTTGCTGAATGCCTATTAATCCAACTGTTTTGTAATTCAAACTCTACATCATCAGTAACTTTTAGTTCGTCTTTTACAAACACGTTACATGCATTTTGAATTTGATCTTTTAAATTTGCTAATTTTGTGTTGTTCAATACGTATTTGTCTGCCGTATGATCATGCCCTGCCGCTTCATCAGGGTAATCTAATTTTTCAATCCATGCCATTGTTGCAGGATCTACTGAGCCTATATTTGCATAAAACAGAGGAATTGAAAATAAAGGTGTTGTTTGATATTTCATATGTTTACCCTAACTGAGTTCTTTCCTAGTTTGCCTTTAGGAAAATAATTAAAAGCCAAACTATATCTATCTTGTTTATCATTACTGAGTGCAACCTCATGCTCTAAGTGGCTAGGAAAAATTAAACAGTCTCCGGTCATAGGTTTGACTGTCCATGCGCCTACAGTATATTGGCTCCAATTTTCTTTTGTATTAGGGCGTATGTGTTCTGGAAATGAATTTAAATGCTGTCTATTTTTTCTAAATGTAATAGGATTAGATTGTTCGCCTACTTCAGGATAATATACTCCACTAACTACTGAATTTGCATGATTATGCAATCCTATGTCGCTACCTGTATTCATTTTATTAACCCAACTTGTAGTCAAAACAAATTCAGTATCATCAGTTACATCTAATACACTGTACGTAAAATGGTCAACTGCTTTTTTAATAAGAGTTTTTAAGTTGTTTAATTTTGGCTGGTTTAACACATCAAATCCTCGCTCTGACGCTGGTAAGTGGTCTTCGTTGCCATATTGTGCTACAGAACTATCAGGGCATTCTAAACGCTTTAACCAAGCAAGTGTTATTGGATCCAAAGGACCAATATGTGTTTTTAACAAAGGTGTAGAGAACAGAGGTGTGACTTCATAATGCATAGTATAATAATACTATCAATATTCTATTTTGTCAAGAATTTTTTTAGCCTATTGTAAATCCGTAGCCCATGCCGCCTGCTACTTGCTGTGATACGTCCATCTCAAGTTTTTCTAACTCTGCTGTTGCTTCTGCTTTTAGAGCATCACCATTAAGAGAACTACCACCCTGTGGACCTGCTATTTGTGCAAATTTACTTCTTGCTTCTCCCAGCATAAATTTACAGGTTGCTACTGTATAATCTTTAATCCATTGGCTTGCTAGATAATCTGATAATAATTGTTCATCTGGTCTATAATTATATGCAAACAATAACAATGTTTCTTGTGTTCTTGGTCTTTGTAACATTGTTAATTCTTTTGTAGTTGTGTTCCATTTAAACTCTATGTATGAACCAAACATACGTCCTACAAGTTCTTGATACTGGCTAAACAAATCGTATGTTGCTAAACCACCCATGTTAGATGAACTTAGAAGATAGGTATTAGTGTATGCCATATTGAATGGTTCAAACAATGTTCCACCATCACCTCCACCTGAACGTGAACCTATAGATCTTCTAAAAATTCTTCGTACTTCTATGACATTCTCAGGTAAAACATATGTATTTTGATCTTCTATTGTTGGCATAAACAAGTATGATTCTTCAACTGAATTATCACTACGTTGTCTAAATTTTGATAATGCTTTGTTGAGGGCAGTTTCATAATGGACAGGATCCAATTCTACATCTACCATGCCTCCGCCTAAAAGTGCATAGACGTAATCGTAAATTTCTTGTTTCTTAGTTGCTAATGTAGCCATATGTAAAGTCTCCACTAGTATTTATCGATAGTTGTCACTTACGATAAATATGTATATGCCAAGACTATCCTTATATAAACCAGAAAAGGGCAATGATTATACATTTATGGACAAACAAATCCATGAAATGTTCACTGTGGGCGGAACTGACATTTTTGTTCACAAATATTTAGGTCCTAATAATCCTGATGAAGCAGACGCAACTGCTGATCAACCACGCTATGATGCAGTGAAAGAAACAAATATCCAAGATATGCTATTTCTAGAAAATAGAGATAGAAAGTACGATCCAGACATCTACACAATGCGTGGTATTTACAATGTGCAAGATATAGATTTTGATATGAGTCAATTTGGATTATTTTTAGCAAATGATACATTGTTTATGACAATTCATATTAACTCAAGTGTGAAAACACTTGGTAGAAAGATTATGAGTGGAGATGTTATAGAACTACCTCATTTAAAAGATGAATATGCGGCTAATGATTATTCGTATGCACTTAAAAGATTTTATGTAGTTGAAGATGTAAACAGAGCCGCAGAAGGTTTTTCACCTACATGGTATCCACATTTATATAGAATAAAACTAAAACAAATTGTTGATTCGCAAGAATTTAAAGAAATACTTGATTTACCTGCACAAGAAGGATCGAGTGATACATTGAGAGATGTGCTTTCTACATACGAAAAAGAAATGAACATCAACAACAGTGTAATTGCACAAGCAGAAGCAGATTCAGCAAAATCAGGATATAATATTAGTCATTACTATACTTTAGCAACTAATGCAGATGGTACAGTTGCACTTAAAACCGCAGATGAAACTGACATAGATGCTAGTAATATAGGTACAACAACTGATATGATTAGTGACCGTCCTGATAGATCAGGATATCAAGGCTACTTATTAGGTGTTGAAGGTAATAATGGTGCACCTTATGGAATGGGTATTAGTTTTCCTACAGTACCAGAAGATGGAGATTATTTTTTGAGAACAGATTTTTCACCTAAAAGATTATTTAGATATGATGGTAATCGTTGGATTAAATTACAAGATGGTGTAAGAGTAGATTTAACTAATACTGATACACGTAACACACAAAAGACTACATTTATTAACAACACTAATCAATCACAAATTGGTGGTGAAACTGTTAAAGAAAAACAAAGTCTATCAAAAGCACTTAGACCTAAGGCAGATAACTAATGCAACATTTTTATGACGGACAAGTAAGAAGATATGTTACTCAAATGGTAAGACTACTGAGTAATTTTTCTGTAAAAGATGGTAAAGGTAATTTAACACAAATACCTGTAACATATGGAGACTTGACACGTCAAGTAGCAAACATAATTAGAGACAACACAGAAAATAAAATACCAAGTGCGCCACGTATTGCTGTACATGTAACTGGTATGGAAATTGATAGAGAACGCACCGCAGATGCAAGTTATGTAAGCAAAGTGAATATTAGAGAACGTGCTTATGACGAATCAGGCAAAGAATATCTAAACTATGAAGGTAAAAACTACACAGTTGAAAGATTAATGCCTACTCCTTATAAACTTACTTTTAATGCTGATATTTGGTCAACTAATACTGATATGAAATTGCAAATATTAGAGCAAATCTTAGTATTATTCAATCCTAGTCTAGAAGTACAAACTACTGACAATTATATAGACTGGACAAGTTTAACACATGTGATGTTAGAAAGTGTAACATGGAGTTCACGAAGTGTTCCTGTAGGCGTTGACAGTGAAATTGATGTATCAACATTAACATTTACAACACCAATTTATATTAGTCCACCTGTAAAAGTTAAACGTCTTGGTGTAATTACAAATATTATTACAAGTATATTTGACGAAGGCACTGGAACATTAGATCTAGGGTTAAGTAATCCAGAATTAAACAGATGGGATGATAGCATTGTACCTGGCGTTGCTGACAAAGACGGACAACGTTCAATTGAAACAACATCAGCAAAACATGTTGTAGGTACTAACTATCAAGATTACGGTATATATGTTACAGGCACACTAGCACAAATAGAAAGCAAAGGTGTAGTTGGTGCAACTAGTTGGCGACAGATTTTAGATAGCCACCCAGGACAATATCAAGATGATATAAGTAGAATTTACTTTACAAAATTAAATGAAACTACACATGAAGTTACTGGTACTATAAGTGTAAACTCTATGGACGAAACACAACTTATAATTAATTGGGACGCAGACACATTCCCAAGCAACAGTATTATATCTGGTCCTGTAAGAAATAATAACCAATGGACTACAATAGATTATATAATAGATCCACAAAAGACTGTTCCAACTAATATTATGAAAGGACTAGGTGGTAGAATACTATTGCTTAATGATATTGGTGATGCAACAAATACAGATGGTGCAGATGCATGGAAATCTACAGGCGGAGTAGACTTTGTTGCAAAACGTAACGACATTGTTGAATGGGACGGAACTAAATTTGTAGTTGTGTTCGAAGCGGCTACTGTAAAAGAAGTCACATATGTCACAAATCTTAAAACAGGCATACAATATCGCTGGGATGGCGATGAATGGCTATTAAGTATTGAGGGACTGTATCCAGGAGGGACCTGGCGAATCGCTCTCAACGGCTAATTATTTTTATGAACAAGATAATTTGCAGTGGAACCCTGTTCTACAGTTTGAAAACACAGCGATTTTTGCTACTACATCGTACTAAAGGTAAGACTAAGAACTTATGGGGATTAGTTGGAGGCACAGGCGAAGGTAAAGAAACGCCATGGGAAGTACTAAAGCGGGAAATAAAAGAAGAAGTAGGATTCAATCCTAAAATTGAAAAGACTATACCTTTAGAAACATTTATATCAACTGATCATCAATTTCAATTCCATACATATTTGTGTGCAGTCAAAGAAGAGTTTATGCCTTTACTAAATGGAGAACATGATGGTTATGCATGGGTCAAAAGCGGAAGTTGGCCAAAGCCTTTGCATCACGGTTTACGTAATACACTGCAAAGTAAAATTAATCAAAGTAAATTAGAAACAGTAACTAAAGTTCTAAATTTACTTGACAAAGAATAGATAGTAAGTTATTATAAGTTATGAAAGTCTTAGTATTCGGCGATGTTATTGTAGACAAATATGTTTATGGCACTAGTTCAAGAATTAGTCCTGAGGCGCCAGTACCAATTGTTAATATTGATAGAGTTTCGACCTCTTTGGGAGGTGCTGGACTTGTATTAGAAAATTTAAAAAATTTAGATATAGATGCAACACTTGTTCATAACAATCAAAATAGAAGTACTAAAACAAGAATAATATCAGATGGACATTATATTACTAGATTAGATGAAGATGAACATGCTGATGCAGATGCTGTTTTACAACAAGTATTACAAAGTGATTTTGCACCATACGACTATGTTATTCTAAGTGATTATAACAAAGGTTCATTAGATCATACACAAAAAATAATAAATCATATAAACAAATTTGGTTGTAAAATAATTGTTGATCCTAAACGTAATGCATCTGAATATAAAGGTGCATGGCTAGTAAAACCAAACTATAACGAATTTTACAAGTTTGGATTTGACAAATGGCAAGGAAATATTATTACCACTAATGCAGGGAAAGAGGTAATTGCTAATATTGACGGAGAAAATTATAATATACCTGTTGAGAATGTAGAAGTAGCAGATGTAACAGGTGCAGGAGATTGTTTTATAGCAGGATTTGTATTCGGATTAACAAAAGGATACAGTTATAAAAAATGCTTAGAAATCGCTATAAAAGGTTCAACTGAAAGTGTTAGACATAGTGGTACTTACAAATTAAAAAAAGAAGATCTTGAAAGCACAGTCGTTTTTACTAATGGTTGTTTTGATAT